GCCGAGACCTTCGCGCGTGACTTCGTCGAGATGAGCCCGCAGCGGTGGATCCGGGTCTCGGCGATCAAGTCGATGCAGCGGTTCGGCGACGATTACATCCGGGTCGTCCTCGAGGACGTGCGGCAGTTTTTCGATCTCTTCCCGGGCGACGCCTCTCTCAAGCAGGTCTATAACGAGTTCCGGGCCAAGCTCCCCGAGGCTCCCTCGTTCCTCTCTCTGGACGTCGCCGCATGAACGCCGAGATCCGCAAGATGACCGCCTCGGATGCGGTGGCCGTCTTCTTGCGGGCGGCGGAAGGTATGGACCCGAAGATCGCGCGGGCGTTCATCTCGGCGATCGAGCAGATCCGGACCCGCGTCCCGGCCGAGCAGATCGCGCGGATGATCGAGCGGCGCGACTTCGTCTCGCTCGAGAACGCCTTCTCCGGGCACTTCAGCTCGAGCGAATGGCAACCCTATGGCGCGGCGATCGAGCAGGCCGTCCTCGCAGGCGTGAAGGCCACCAGCGACACGCAAGGCGTCGTAAATGGCGCGCAGGAGGACTTCCAGATCGCGGTCGGGCTCAATCCGCGCCTCGAGCAGTTCGCCCTCACGCTCACCTCGACCCGGATCCGGGAGATCGACCAGACGACGCGCGACACGATCCGGCAGGTCTTGCAGCGCGGGCTCACGGCCGGGGACGACCCCTTCGCGATCGCCCGGCAGATCCGGGGCTCGATCGGGCTCACCCGGCGGCAGGAGGCGGCGGTCTCGAACTACGAGCGGATGCTGCGCGCCCTCGATCCCGAGGCGCTCGAGCGCAAGCTGCGCGACCGGCGCAGCGACGGATCCGTCGAGCGGGCGATCCGCAACGACAAGGCGCTCACCGAGGCGCAGATCCGGTCGCTGGTCGATCGGTATCGAGACCGTTATGTCAAATACAGGGCGAACGTCATCGCCCGGACCGAGAGCATCCGAGCCGTGCAGGGCGCGCAGTGGGAGCTCTTCCAAGATATGATAAACAAGGGGCAGATCGACGCTCGGCAGGTCCGCCGGACGTGGATCCACACCGGCGACGCGCACGTCCGCAACGCGCACTTGCAGATCCCGAGCCTCAACGAGCGCGGCGTCGGGCAGGCCGAGCCCTTCACGAGCCCTCTCGGGCCGATCCTCTACCCGGGCGACCCCAGCGCGCTCGCGGCAAATACTATTCAATGCCGGTGCGCGGTCTTCGCGCGCATCATAGATCGCGGCCTGCTCCCGTCTACCTCCCCGGGACAGGCAGCGCCGCCCCCGCCGCCGCCCCCGGTCGCTGCTCGCCCTCTCCCGGCGATGACCGACGAAGAGCGGCGGCGGGGGGAACCGGAGCCCGGGTTCGCTTATGAGAGGTATAAGCCGCTCAAGAACCTCGAGCAGATCGAGGACTATGTGCGGACGAGCGGGATCGCCCAAAGAGTAAACCTCAGCGGCACGACAATATCGGCCCTTAACGACGCGCTACCTGCCATGCAGGAGGTCGCCGAGCGGTTCGACCTTAAACCGCTTGCCGCGTTCGGGAACGTGACGCGCTTCTATGCTCGGGAACGAGGTCCGAAGGGGGCACTCGCGGCGATGTATCATAGCGTCTCTGACGTCTCGACGGGAAACAGGGGACTTTTTCACATCCCGGCAAGCGGGTTCGGGCAAGACGCAGCAAGATTAGCAAAAATTGCGCGCAAGAACGCGCCGCGCTACATGGCAGACCGAGCTCGGGCGCTCGATGGCACTGATCTGAACCGCAAATTTAAGAACGTCATCATCGACGAGGAAGTTCGGGATCGCATCAAGGAGATGGATAGCCGAGGTGCCGGGACGTATAACTGGACGGTCGACAGCACGGCCGAAGACGACAAGGTCCGAACAAGATCGACAGTCTTTCATGAATATGGGCATTATCTCCACTTAGCCGAGCGGACGATCGGAGCCGAGATCAACGATTTTCTGCGCGTGCATCGTCCTCTCATGACCGGGTGGGATCTCCTCGTTTCGGTCTATGGCGGAAGAGACAATGAAGAATATATCGCCGAGACGTTCGCGATTTACATGGGGGAACCCGAGAGCGAACACTTCCGGATCCACCCGGAACTCCTCAAGATCTATCGCAGATTGGACAAGAAGGTGACGCGATGACATATCAAGAGCTCTTCGATCAGGTGCTCGCCGCACCTGCGCGCGAGCGCGAGGCGCTGGCCGAGCGGCTGCTCGAGCAATACACCGAGGACGACAAGGAGCTCGTCGAGATGTATATCTTCGAGGCGATCGTCGCCGCCGACGACACTCAACTGGTTTACCTGCTATGACAGAGGTCGGTTACACCAAGACAATCAAGCCGGTGCGCGATTGGAACGAGCGCCTCTGGCGGCTCATGTTCACGCAACAGCTCGAGATCACGCGCGGGCGCGTCGAGGGATCCTATCCCGTCGTCATCGACGGGCACCTCACGACCAGCGGATCCGCGACCGACGTCCTGATCCTCGACGGCTCGACGATCAAGGATCCCTCGGTCGCGCCGTCCACCGGCTTGCAGATGTCGATCGTCTCGACCAGCGCGCAGGACGGACCGGGCGGGACAGGCGTCCGCTCGATCATCGTGCACTATCTCGACGCGGATCTCGTGTCGCGCACCGAGACCGTGACGCTCAACGGGACGACGCCGGTCCTCACGGTCGCGACCAACATCCGGTGGGTCGGCGAGATCCACCTCCTCACCTACGGGACCGACAAGGCGTTCGCCGGTGACCTCACGGTCACGAACGCGGGGACGCGCTACAAGTTCATCTTGGCCGGATCTCGGACGACGCGCAGCTCCGCCTATCGCGTCCCCGCAGGCAAGCGGCTGATCGTGCATACGCTCTACGCGGGCGCGACCTCTGGCACCTCGGCCGCGAAGGTCACCGTCGACTTCGTCGCCTCCCGGATCAACGACACCAGCTTCGCAGATGTCGGGCTGCTCGTGACGCAGGGGACGATCGCGCTGCAAGACAGCTCGGTCGTGCTCGCGGACGGTGCGCTCTACGCGATCCCGGAGGGCGAGATCATCGCGCTCCGGGCCACGACGGACAAGAGCGCGACGATCACCGGCGGCTTCTACGGGTGGATCGAAGATGCAGATTGAGGGCGCGCAAAAACTGGGAGGGGAGGACAGATTTCCCTATAGTATTCTCCTCTCCTCCCCTCCCTGCGGATCTCCGGTTGGAACCCGAAGGGGAACCCTGCTATCGCAGGGATACCCCTCCGGGGTTCTGGCCGCTTTTGAGCCCTCCTCGATCTCCTGTCCTCCCATGAGAAAGATCTGACATGCCATACCAGACGAACGACGATCTCCCGGACGCGGTGAAGCGCGTCCTCCCCTCCGATAAGGCGCGGTCGATCTGGCGGCGCGTCTTCAACGACGGCATGGACCGGGGCTATCAGGAGGGCCGCGCGTTCGGCGCAGCCTATGCCGCGATCGAGAGCGCGGGCTACAAGAAGGGCGAGGACGGCGTCTACATCGAGAAGGCCGACGAGGATCTCGAGAAGGTCTCGGCCGACACGCTGCGCGCGAAGGTCGAGGAGCACAACGCCGAGCACGGCGACAAGGGGCGCGTGACCGTCGAGATGCTCAGGCAGGTCTATGACCGGGGCGTCGGCGCATATCGCACGAACCCGGGCAGCGTTCGACCCGGCATTAGCGGTCCCGAGCAGTGGGCGATGGCGCGGGTCAACAATTTCCTGCGCGCGATCCGGAACGGCCGGTTCAGATCCGGCAAGCACGACACCGATCTCCTCCCGGAGAAGCACCCCATGTCGACCAAGGGCGTTGAGAAGGCGGACTATCAGGGCCGCAAGGTGACGCTCGACAAGCCCTTCCGCCTCCCGGCCGGGTCGACCAAGAAGTTCGGCGTCTACGTCAAGGACGGAGACAAGACGAAGAAGGTCACGTTCGGAGACCCGAAGATGGAGATCCGCCGAGACGACCCCGAAGCCCGCGCCAATTTCCGCTCGCGGCACTCTTGCGACACGGCGACCGACAAGACCTCGGCGCGTTACTGGTCTTGCCGGATGTGGGAAAGCGGAACCTCTGTTTCGGAGATGACAAAGATGGACAAGATCGAAAAGCGACAGATCTCGGACGACGTCTTCACGACCTCGATCGAGGCCGTGCAGCGCGCTCACCAGATGGGGCTCGGGATGTCGGCGCATATGACCCAAGGGCCGGACGGTCAGGTCTACTACATGCCCGGCGCGAGCCACGAGGACTATCTCGAGCTCGTCGGCGAGGTCGGGATGATCGGACCGGAAGGCGAAGAGATCGAGAACCCGGCCGAAGAGCTGATCGAGAGCGTGATCGAGGCCGCGATCGGCGCGATCCTCGAGGCCACGATGGAGAAGCGCGCGTCGAAGATCATCAAGCTCGACGACGAGGCGCGGATCGTCTGGGGCTGGGCTTCGGTCGTCTCGATCGACGGCAAGCCAATGGTCGACCGGCAAGGCGACATCATCTCGGCCGAGGTGATGACGAAGGCCGCAGATAATTTTATGGCCGACGTGCGGACCGCCAAGGCGATGCACGAAGGAGGCAAGATCGGGGAGGTTATTCACTCTTTCCCGCTCACAAAGGCCCTCGGAGAGGCTCTCGGCGTATATTCTGCGCTCGAAGGTTGGGTCGTGGCTATGAAAGTGCACGACGATGATGTATGGAATAGGGTTAAGAGCGGAGAGCTCGCCGCCTTTAGCATCGGAGGCATGGGGAAAAGAAATGCCGTATAACGTCACCGACCTCGAGCTGATCGAGCTCTCGCTGGTCGACGAGCCCGCGAACCCCGCAGCCCGCGTCGTCATGTTCAAGCGTGACACCATGCCGGACGAGGACAAAATCAAGGAATTGATCGAGGGGGGGATGTCGGAAGACGAAGCCCGCGATCAGGTTGCGCGCATGAGGCGCAACAAGGGGGCCGGACCGACCGGCGATCTGGGCAAAGGAGACAATTCAATGTCCGATCAAGAGAAGCGCCTCGACGAGCTCGAGGCCGCGAACAAGCGTCTCGAAGGTTCGGTCGACGCGCTTGTGAAGTCGCTCGAGAGCGAGGGCTACGTCGTCCAGATCGCGGACGCCGCCGTCACCGTCGAAAAGCGCAAGGCCGAAGACTACATCGAGGTCGGCGGAGAGATGGTCCTCAAGAGCGCGCTTCCCGCAAGCGTCCTCTCGGTCATCGCGAAGCAGGCTGACGAGCTCGCCGTCGTCAACAAGAAGCTGGAAGCCGAGGAGCTGACGAAGCGGGTGACCGCCGAGATCCCGCACCTCGCAGGCGACGCAGTGACGAAGGGCGCAGTCCTCCGGGCGATCGACGCGATCGCGGACGAGGCCGTTCGCAAGGCCGCTCACGCGATGCTGAAGGGCGCGAACTCCGTCGCCTCGAAGATGACCCGCGAGTTCGGCACCGTCGCTCCGCAGGAGACCGACGCCATGACCGAGCTCAACAAGATGGCCGAAGATTACTCCGCCGAGAAGAAAGTCACGTTTGCCAAGGCGTTCGCCGAGGTGACCAAGACCGGACGCGGCGCGGAGCTCTTCGCTAAACGCAACAACGTGCAGTAAGGAGGCCGCGAGATGGCAACCCAAGACAACATGCTGACTGTCACGCTCGAGGCCGGTGCAGACCTCTCGACGAAACAGTTCTATTTCGTTTCCGTCGCGTCGGATGGTCAGATCGACCCCACCGGTGACGGTCTCGACGCGGACGGCGTCCTGCAAGACGCTCCCGCAGCCGCCGGGCGCGCCGCGCTCGTGGCGATTGCCGGTAAGGTCAAGGTCGTTTGCGGTGGCGTCGTCACCCGTGGCGGTCCCGTAGCCTCCGACGCGGACGGCAAAGCCGTGAACGCTACCACCGCAGGGGACATCATCCTCGGCACGGCCCTCGAAACCGGCGCTTCTGGGCGGATCATCGAGATCCTGTTCCAGCCGCGCGGCGCAGTTCCAGCATAAGGCAGGAGACTAGATCATGACGCAACCCACCGTCGGCTCGTTCCATATCGACGCAGCCCTCACTAACATCTCCGTGGCAATGCTGCAAAACCCGCAGGGCTTCATCGCCTCGCGCGTTTTTCAGAACATCCCGGTGCAGAAGCAGTCGGACAAATACTTCACGTTCGACCGCTCCTACTTCAACCGCAACGGCGCTAAGAAGCGCGCCGCCGGTGCTCGTGTCGCCGAGGTGGGCTATGCCCTCTCGAACGACAGCTACTTCTGCGAAGAGTATGGCGTCGCGATCCCGATCCCCGATCAGGTCCGCGCCAACGCTGACCCGGCCGCAGATCCGGCCCGTGCAGCCGCAGAGCTGGCAACCCACCAGATGCTCATCAACAAGGAGACCGACTTCTCGTCGTCCTTCTTCTCGACCGGGCTCTGGGGCACCGACATCACCGGCGTCGCATCCTCGCCCTCCTCGGGTCAGGTCATCAAGTGGTCGGACACCACCTCGGGCGACCCGATCGGCAACGTGCGGACCGGGATCGACACGATCCTCGGCTCGACCGGTGTCAAGCCGAACGTGATGGTCATGGGCCGTCAAGTCTACTCGGCTTTGATCGACCACCCGGACGTCCAAGGCCGGATCAACGGCGGCGCGACCACCTCGCAGCCCTCGATCGCTTCGCTGAACCTGCTCGCGCAGATCTTCGAGGTCGACGAGGTCATGGTCGGCGAGGCTATCCAGAACACCGCAGCAGAGGGCGACACCGCCGCTCACTCGTTCATTCTGGGCAAGAAGTGCCTTCTGACCTACCGTCCCTCGACCCCGGGCATCATGACCCCGGCCGCAGGCTATACTTTCTCGTGGGCCGGTTACCTCGGCGGCACGAACGAGTATGGCTTCGTCGTCGACACCAAGCGTCGCGATGAAGAAGATACCGACGTGGTCCGCGCTCGCGCGCACTACGACCACAAGCTGGTGTCCTCGGCGCTGGGCTACTTCTGGGACGCGATCGTCGCATGATGAAGCTCGAGCAGAGATCTTTCCAGAAGTCGGACCCGCTCTTCGCGTTCCGCGCGTTCGTGGCTCACGGACGTCGGTTCAACCGAGGCGCGGCGTTCGATTGGCAAGCCCTCGGGATTGCCGCAGAGAAGGTCGAGCTCCTATTCCGGGCTGGCAAGGTTCGCCATTACCAGCCCGGGAACCCTGAAATCGACCTCAGTGAAAAAGGTCTCGGCGAGAAGCTCGCCGAGGACGTCCCGGATCCCGCACCGGCCAAGAAGGCCAAAGCGAAGAAGGTGGCAGAATGACGTGGACCTACGGGGGAGCGCCCGGCACAACGACCTCGGCGACGCGGCGCGACGCCGTGCGCCTCCTCGTAGGTGACACCGACACCACCGATCAACAGATCACCGACGAAGAGATCGCCTTCGGGCTCTCTCAGGCGTCGGACGACATTTACAACGCGAGCGCGCTCCTTTGCCGGGCGCTCTCGGGCAAATATGCTCGGCTCGTGGACACGAGCGTCGAGAGCGTCTCGTCTTCCTACTCGCAGCGCGCGAAGCAATACGCGGAGCTCGCCGTCCGCCTCACCAAAGAGGGCAAGCGGATGGGCTCGGTCGGGCTGGGCGTGCCGGTGGCGGGCGGGATGTCGATCAGCGAGATGGAAGGCGTCGAGACCGACACCGATCGCGTCCCCTCGGCGTTCCGGGTCGACCAGTTCAGCAACCCGCCGCGCTTCGACCCTATGCTTGACGAGGACTGATCGAGATGGCGACCGGCGCGCAGATGCAGAGGGACGTCGTCGCGCTTCTCCGGGAGCACGGCTACGATCTCACCTTTCGCCGTCCGAGCAATGGCGGATCCTACAACCCGGCGACCGGCGCGGTCTCGGGCGGCTCGAACGCTGACGAGACGGCGCGCGTCGTCTTCCTGAATTACACCTCCCGCGACATCGACGGCACGCTCGTGCAGCGCGGCGACCGCAAGGCGGTGATGGCCGCGACCTATAACGGGACCGCGCTCTCGAAGACCCCGCAGATCGACGACGAGCTGCGCGGCGAGGGAGACGCGGTGCGGATCGTCTCGGTCCAGACGATCAAGAGCGGATCCTCGATCCTCGCCTATATCTGCCAAGCGAGGGAATGATGGCGAACGGACAGATCCTCCGGCAGATCACGGTCGACCTCGACAAGATCGCAGAGAAGGCGGGCGTGACCGTCGCGCAGGCTCGCAACGAATACCTAAACCGGCTCTCGCTTGAGGTCGTGCGGGGCACGCCGGTGAAGACCGGGAGGCTCAGGGCGTCGTGGTTTCTCTCCCCGACGCTCACCGGGTCTCCCGGCGCTTCCGCAGGCGAGGTCACCGCAGGCGCGCCGGGCGCGACGCTCGCTCGCCTCTCCGGGCAGTCGGGCGCGCTCGCGAACCTCGACGGCTCGATCTACCTCCTGAACGGCGCGAACTACGCGATCTTCGTCGAGGCGCGCACGCAGTTCCTCCGCAAGGTGCTCGCGCGCTCGAGGGCGATCGCGGCCGACGTCGTGACCGAGATTAAGAACATCAAGGCGACGGGGATCCCATGACAGTGATGCAGGACATCCGCGCGGCGCTCGAGCAACAGATCGCCAACGTCTCGGGGATCCCGTCCTCGAGCAACCGCGCGTGGGAGAACGTCCGGTTCACCCCGACGACCAACACCGCTTGGGTCCGCATGGCGCTCGTCCCCGTGACGAGCCGCCCGGCCGTGCGCGGGCCGAACCCCCAGATCCGGCACGACGGGAGCTTCCTCGTGACCGCGCATCTCCCGGAGGGCGCAGGACCGGCCGCAGCCGACGCGCTGGCGGACGCGATCCGCGCAGCCTTCACAGTCGATACCGGGCTGACATCCGGCGCGGTGACCGTGCGGTTCAATTATTCCGAGCGCGGGATCGCCGTGCTCGACACGCCGTGGTATATCGTCACGGTCTCGATCTCGTGGTATACCTACACCAGCTCATAAAAGGAGGGCTCGAAAATGGCTTTTGCACAGGGTTCCAGAACGCAGCTCGCCTATGTGGTCGAGAGCACCTACGGCACGACACCCGGGACGCCTGCGATGGTTTCGCTTCCGTTCAACACGCACTCGGTCGATCTTAGCAAGACCCGCGTTCAGTCGGCGGAGATCACGCCGGACCGTATGCCGCGCATCGACCGGCACGGGCAGCGCACGGTCTCCGGAGACATCGCCGTCGAGATGCGCCCGGCGGATTATGACTTCCTTCTCGAAGGCGCGCTATTCGGCGCTTTCTCGACGAACGTCCTCAATACCGGCACGACCGTGAAGTCGTTCACGCTCGAGGACGGTGCTCTCGACATTACGCAGTATCGCGCCTTCACGGGCTGCATGGTCAACACGATGCAGATGTCGATCGCGCCGAACCAGATGACGACCGCGACCTTCGGGATCATCGGCAAGAACATGACCCAGAGCACGAGCCCGCTCGACGCGAGCTTGACCGCAGCCTCTGGGAACGAGCCCTTCGACAGCTTCTCGGGCACGATCGAGGAGGGCGGATCCGCGATCGCCTATGTCAATTCGATCGACTTCACGCTCAACAATAATCTCAACCCGACCTTCGCGCTCGGCGCGGTGGCGACGCCTCAGATGGAGTTCGGGATGTCGTCGCTCGAGGGAACGATGACCGTCTTCTATCAGGACGCGGCGCTTATCACCAAGTTCCTGAACGAGACCGAGAGCTCGCTCTCGATCGTCCTCGACGACCGCGTGGCCGGGCTGAACTACACGCTCCTGATGCCTCGGATCAAGATCAACGGCGCGGCCGTCCCGGTGGGAAGCCCGACGTCGCGTCTCATGACGGTCCCGTTCGTCGCGCTTCGCGACAGCTCGACCGGCACGCAGCTCAGGATCACCCGCACGACCTCATAAAAGGGCTTCTGATGGACCTCTACGACCTCACCTTCCGCGACACCTACACCTATCAGATCTTGCACCCCATCACGAAGGAACCCGTCCCGAACGAGGACGGGTCTCCCCAGTGGGTCGAGATCTACGGGGCGGACACCAAGCAGTATCGGAACGCGCTCGCCGAGGTGGCACGCCTCGGCATCGAGGATCCGACCGAGAAGCTGATCGCGTTCCTCGGACGGATCACGGCGCGCTGGGCGATCACCGCCGGGGGCGAGCGCCCGGACGTGAAAGACGCCGCCGAGATCTATCCCAAGTTCCCGGCGTGGCTGCGCGACGACATCTTCTCGGCCGCGTCGACCCGCGCAAATTTTTTCGGCGAGACCTCGGCGAGCTCCTAAAGCACGCCGAGGGCGTCTTCCGGCTCTCGCAGAAGGACAAGGACGGGATCTCGCTGCGCGAGCATTACGAGCAGGTCGAGAAGACGACCGGGATCCGGCCGCACGAGCTCGACGTCCCGCCCTTGCCCGAGACGACCAGCGAGTTCTGGGCGACGTTCTTGCGTTTGCACCGCTCGCGGCAGGCCGACGCGCCGATAGCCTTTTCCGAGGTCTTGGCGTATAGTCGCCTCACCGGGCGGATCTTCACGCCTCACGAGGTCGATGCGATCTCGGAACTCGATGCTCTGTGGCACAATGAGAGGGCGAAAAAGTGGCAGACATAGTATCGCTTGGCGTCGAGGTCCAAACTAAGGGCGCGGCGCAATCCGCACAGCAACTCGGGCAGTTCACGAGCGCGACAAAGACTGCGGCAACGGCGGCGGATAACCTCGGAGATCAGCTTCTTTCTACAGCGGCCGCACAGACAAAGGTCGCCGCCGCCGCTCGTCCGCTCTCCGGCGCGATGAACAACGTCGGCAACGCGTTTAAGAACAACGCAAGCGGGATCCAGAACGCGAGCTTCCAGCTCCAAGACATCCTCGTGCAAATGGAGATGGGCGTCCCTATCTCCCGCACGCTCGGGCAACAGCTTCCGCAGCTCCTCGGAGGCTTCGGCGCGATCGGTGCGGTCGTGGGTCTTGCGGTCGGCGCGCTCCTCACCTTCGCTCCCGCCTTGTTCGACACCGGGGAAGCTGCGGACGATCTGAAAGACAAGATGGACGCGCTCGAGGGCGCGATGCAGCGCCTCAGCGCAGCGCAGAAGGGGCAGAGCTTACAAGACCTCTCGGCTCAATACGGCGCGCAAGCAGCGGCCGCGCAGGAGCTTCTCCAGATCCAGAAGCAGATCGCCCAGATCGAGGCTGATCGCGCTTTCCGCGCAGCCTCCGGGGCGGTCGTCGGGGCTATGGGCGAGGGGCTGCAAGCGCAGACGTTCCAGAGCGCGCTCGACAATGCGACGGCGCTGAACTTCGCTCTCCGAGAGCAGGCCGAGGTCGCGAAGGTGACCCAGCAAATCCAAGAGGGGAGCCTAACTCTAAACGAGGAGGAGGCGGCAGCTCTGGGGCGTCGCCGCCGGGCTTACGAAGACATCCTCGGCATGATCGGCCCATATCGTCGAGGGCTCGAGGCGATCACCGAGCAGTTTGGGCTCACCGAGCAGTCGGCGGCGAACCTCGTGATCCAGATGACGGCCGTCAAGCAGGCCGACACGACCGAGACCCGCGTCGCCGCGACGCAGGCTCTCGCCAAGGCGATCGACGAGGCGACCGGCGGGCTCAACATGGCATCCGACGAGGGGATCGCGCTTTACAACGCGCTGCTCGATGCCGCGCTCGCCGGGCTCGATCTCAAGAACCTCGATCTCCCGAGCGCGCTCAGTGCTGCGGCGGGCGAAGCCGCGCGCATCGCGGACGAGATGGGCCGCGCAGCCTCGAACGCGATCACGATGGCGTCGCAAAGCGCCTCCGCACGATCAGAGGCCGAGATCCGGCTGCGCTTCGCCGGGGATCCGATCGGGCAGGCGCGCGCTCTCGC